TCTGAAAAACAAAGCGAAGTACGCTCTGGCAACTGTTGCCGTTTCTGCAATGTCTGCACCTGTAATGGCTGAAGGCATTTTGGACACTGTGAAGCAAGAAATCACTGGTTACAAAGCCGAAATCATCGCATTGGGCGCAATCGTTGTAGGTATTTCTATCGCATTTGCGGTTATCCGTATCGGTAAACGCGGTGCCAATGCGGTTTAAGGTGTAATCATGGGTTATCAAGTAGGCCGAATTTGTTACGAAACCGAACAAGAAGCCGTCAATGTCTTGATGACCCAAGTTTCACCAACGATTGACAAAGACGGCGTGTTACATCACGCCGTTTTTGATGGTAAAGCTTGGAAGTATCAAGAACAGACAGTAAAACTCACGTTCCCACAATGCGAATTTGGCGAATTTGCACAAGCTGGCCGTGAGCTAGGCTATCAGCTTGTTTTAATAATGGTTTCATTATTTCTAATTGTGATTGCCGTCAAAGTAGTAGGCATGATAAGCAACAAGGAAGAAGAATGACCCCCGAAGTTGAATTTCTTATAGGTATGCTTCCTCCTTTTGCGGTAGCTATCTGTTTATACGTCTTAATCCGTAGTTTTCAGTAGTCATAACAAGGCATAAAGCATAGAATCTAATTTTCTGAAACATTTACGAAAGTTAGAAATATGTTTACTCGAATTTATAACCTTGTTTTGATTATTCTCTTCACATTGCACATTTTGGGCATTATTTCCATTCCTAATGAAATTAGATATTTCATGATTGCCTTTTATCTGATTTTGTTAATTTATAGTCTTATGAATAAAAAGACGAATATCAAACGAAATGGAGATGATGACATTTTTGTAATGACTACGAACCCAAATAAACCAAGTCCATCTGATTCAAATATGGAAAAGTTCATGAATGATTTGAACCAATCCATAGAGAAGAAGAAACTAGATAAGATTAAAGTTAAAAATGAATAAATTACTCATTCCTTTGTTAGTTTTATTTACTTCTAGTTTTGCTGTTGCTGGCGAAATTAACGTTAATAATTCCAAGTCTGTCACTTATACAAAACAGCATACTGAACACTGGGACAAAAAACCGTGGGCGCGTTCTGTATCAGATAATTCTTATAGAAAATTTCAAACAGAGGCCATGAAGGCACGATATGAGGGTTATTTATCAAAACAGACAGTAAATGCAACTATTGAGGCTTCCGTTTCAAGGAAAACTGTTCTAAATGGCTCATTTGCTTTAGTAAAACAAGGCGCAAAGCTTGTAGCCTCAAAAGCTAATGTTTATGTGGGTGGCGCATTACTGGCCTATGAAGCATATGAAATTGTAAAAGGTAGTTTAGAAAGTGAGGGCTACAAATGGAATGAAGTAAGCGAAGAATTTTTAAAAGAATGGCCGGCGCGTAATTGTATTATTACTCAAGACCCACAAGGAAGAAACCAAAAAACGGCATGTTATGGCGTTGATAGTTCTGTTTTAAGTGCTTATAGAAAGGGGGGAACAAGCAGAAAAGAAGCCGAGCAACTTATGAAGATTCAAATGGAAAATCTCGCAGGTCCATTTTGGGAAAAAGAAAAAATGGCATTGGATAAAAGAAGTAATTCTAAATTTTGGCAATATTATTCCCTTAATGAATGTAATTTTAACCTGAATGGCGGAAATTGTCGGGTAACAAATGGAAGTGACGTAAGAAGCCCAATTTCATTTACTTTATTCATGAGAGATACAGAAGTTCTTGATCAAGAAAAATTCCTACAAATTTCTACCCAATCTATTGACGCAAACCCTACCCCTTTTGTTCATGGCACTGGTAAACCTGAATATCAAGAAAATATCAAAGTCCCTTCAGGAACAGTCGTTACAATCGGCCCAGTAGAAACACCTGAAGGCAAAAAGACCTATACAGTAACTTTTACAAATCCAACAAATGGCGGTAGTAGTGAAGCCTCTGTACAGACTAATAATAGCCCTGCACCTACTGGCAATACTGGCGGTAGTCCTGATGGAAATCCTAACGGTAAGCCTGACGGAAAACCTGACGGTAAGCCCGATGGCAATCCTGACGGTAAAACCGATGATAAGCCTGATGACAGACCAGACGACAGACCTGATGACAGACCTGATG